TTTATTGGTTTGTTGCGAGTGTTGCTAGTGTTGCTAGTACCTCTATATATGTCATACGAGACGGCCTGGTTTTATATAGGGCTCCATGTAAATAGGGGCAACAGGGGCAACACCCGCAACAGAGGTGCAACGATGAGCGAGGATTTCGAGGCTGATCGGCTGTTTCGCAGCGAGGCTGACCTACGGCCGGACGTGTCGGGCGATAGGGGCGAAAGTGTCGCGCTCAAAGGCCGCGAATTGCGGCTCATCGAACTGAACTCAGCGCTGGCGGTCGCGATTGCGTATGCTGAGCGCATCTGCAGTGGCCGCTTTGTCGTGCCGTCAGACCGAGAATTTCTGCTCAACGCACTGCGTGACATGCAGACCACACTGCGAGGGCTACTCAATGGCGAATGATGAACCCTTCCGAAAGCTTGACTGGGACGAACTCGGCATCACGCGGCCGGCGAACGGTCCGGTGCCGAAAGCCGTCGTGCGAGAGGCCGTGCGCGTGGCGATTCAGCCGCACGTCAAGGCGCTCGTCGAGGCCCAGGTCGCACAGGCGTGCGGCATCAAGTATCTCGTCGTGCGCGACGCCGCCGGAAAATTCGTGCGCATCGGGAAGGCCGGGCTCGAAGAGCGCCTGGCCGCGGGCGAAACGCTCGTTGAGGTCTGGGAGAAAGACCCATCGACGGCGGCGTTCACCGACCTGATGAATCGCGCGATCGACCGGCCGAAGGAGCAGGAGCAGGAAATTATCGTGCACGACGCCGAGAAGATGCTGGAACGGCTGGACGCGTGGAAACTGCGCCATCGGCGCGATGACGATGAGGAAGGAGCGGTGCATTGAGAACATTCTGGTGCCTGATATTTCTACTGTTCGCGGCCACGGCAAACGCCCAGACCACGCTAAAGATTCAGTGGGACCAGAATCTCGCGACGGAAGGCGTCACGTCCTATAACCTGTATATCGACGCGTTGCCGGCAGTCAGCGTGCCGAACACGCTCAACGCGGCGTGTAGTTGTATCCAGCAGACGGCGGTGTTCGCGCACGGACCACACACGGTCAAAATCACGGCGGTCGCGCCAGACATCACCTGCGCCGGCTGCGGTACGGGTCAACCAGCACCCGTCCTGGTGGAGAGCCCACCACTCACGGCCACATTTACGATCAACGCGGGCAGTCAGGTCAAAAACGTGAAGGTCGCGAAATGAGAACCCGCTATCGGCTCTATCGATTGTGTGGCTTCCGGCGCCTGTCGGCGTGTTGGTGGGCGCTGCATCCGCACCTGATTTACGGGAACGGCCATGAGCGGTAAAGAACTCGGTATCGGAGACACGATGCACGTTGGCGACGTCATCTCAATTGATGGCATTCCGAAGAAATGGCGCGTGCGTGAAATTCGGGGCGAGGATGTGAATCTTCAGCCGCTCAACGATGATGAAAGCGTTGATGAATTCAACGACTACGCTGGAGATTTTTGGATTGTGAAAGACCATGCCCGCGACTGAACGCGACGTCGAAGCCGAACTCCACGACGCGATGGCGAGCTTCGCGCTCGACCCACTCGGCTTCGTGCAGTTCAGTTATCCGTGGCCGATCAACGGTGAATCCGGCCCCGATGTCTGGCAACGCGAATTCCTCGCTGAACTCGGCGAACGCACGCGCGCGAATAAATTCGACGGCGAGCACGCAGTCGCCCCGATTCGGATGGGCGCGAGCACCGGCCACGGCGTCGGGAAATCCGCCCTCTCGGCCTGGATCGTTGACTGGATCATGAGCACCCGGCGCGACTGCCGGGGCACTGTGACGGCGAACACGAACGACCAGCTCGCGACGAAAACTTGGGCCGCTGTCCGCGAGTGGACTGCGCGCTGTATCACGGCGCATTGGTTCGAGATCAACAGCCAGATCATGTATCGAGTGGGGCATCGCGCAAGCTGGTTCTGTTCGCCAGCAAGTTGCGCGGCCGAGAACAGCGAGGCGTTCGCCGGCCAGCACGCGAAATCGAGCACGTCGTTCTACATCAACGACGAAGACAGCAACGTGCCCGATAAAATCCACGAGGTCGAAGAAGGCGGGCTCACGGACGGCGAGCCGATGATTTTCCTGTGGGGCAACCCGACGCGGAACAGCGGGAAGTTTCACGAATATGCGTTCGGGAAGGGCCGGGACAAATGGTCGATTCGCGTGATCGACTCGCGGGATTGCAAGTTCGCGAATAAAACGCTGATTCAGGAATGGCAGGATGATTATGGCGAAGACAGCGACTTCTTCCGGGTCAGGGTCCGTGGCCTCCCGCCGAACGCGGACGAACTCCAGTTCATCGACGGTGCGCGTATTTCTAAAGCAGGGGTCAACATCGTCCAGCCGGTATACGGTGAGCCTCTCGTTGCGGGGGTTGATGTTTCAGGAGGCGGATCTGCGTGGACTGTCTGTCGATTCCGGCGCGGCTTCGACGCTCGATCCATTCGACCTATCCGTCTCACTGGCGAGCAAACCGTGGCAAACGATCGACAACTCGTCGTGGCTAAACTCTCTGAGGCGCTTTTAGAACATAAACCTGACGCGATGTTCATCGACTCCGCGTTCGGCGCCGTCATCGTCTCGCGCCTGCGGCAGATGGGCTACACGCAGGTCTTCGAGGTGAATTTCGGCGGAGAGGCACCAGATAAATCGCACGATGCAAACATGCGCGCGCACATGTGGCGCTCGATGAAGGAATGGTTGCCGACCGGCGCGATTGATCAGCACGATATTCGGCTGGCGATGGACCTGCAGGCGCCCGGGTTTCACCTGAACAAGAAAAATCAGCTCGTGCTCGAAGCGAAAGAATCGATGCAGAAGCGCGGGATTGCGTCACCGGATGATGGCGACGCGCTGGCGCTGACGTGGGGCGGCCGCGTGCCGTTGCGGACGGCCGAACAACAGAGCGGCTGGTTGCCGCAGGGGACGGGATGGGCCGGATGACGAAGACGGTTCAGTTTTCTAGCGGTATGTGCGTCTCGGTGGAATGGCTCGAAAACTACATCCGGTCTTTAGAATTGCAGGTAAATCACCCTGATGTGGTAGTATCCGCCGCGATGCCACTCCATGTTGTGCTGACCGTGGGGCCGAACACGCTGGACATCACCGGCGACATCACGATTTTCGAGCAGGTTGCGGCGCTCGCGCGAGACTGGCTGAACGCGGTCGCGCCTGGCACCGCTGAGCAGTCGCGGATAGCGGCGCTCGCGGCGCGCGTGAAAGCCGCCGACGACGCGATACGTCACGCGACCGAGGCCGACACACCTGCTGACAACTGAACGTGGAAATTATCACCCTTCCTCATGGCTTCCCCCTGTCCGAGCGGTCAACCATCATCATCACACCGGAGACACAACACATGGCACTCGATTTCACCGCCCTCGAAAAGACCATCACCGACCTGGAAGCTGGCGTGCCGTCGGCCGTCGCGCTCATGAACACGCTATTCGATGAGTTCGAGGCGAACAAGAACGCACCCGCGAAGATTCAGGAACTCGTGACGCGCGGCCGCGCGCAGGTGGATGCGCTCGCCGCTGCCGTCGTGGCGGATTCGACCACGCCTCCTGTCACGCCGAACGTATAGCCATGCGCCCTGCAATACTGATGGTCGCGCTGTCGCTGGGCCTCTCGGCGCACGCGTCGGCGTCGACCATCACGCAAGTCGTCGTTACGGTTGGCGGGAACATCTGGAGCGACAGCACGGTTGGCTGGCCGCTCCCTCTCACGCTGGCGCCCGGCGAAGACGTCGTGTTTACGCAGCAAGGCGTCTTCAATTTCGACACCAGCGACGCGCTCGACATCGACAAGCATCACATGCCGGTGATTCACATCACGGTCGACGGCGTGACGACGTCGTTTTTCGATGTGAACGGCATCCTGAACGTGCGCGGCCTTGATCCGGTCGACAACACGTCGAACGAGGCCCAAGAATGGGGCGACTGGATGCTCGGCCCTGGCTACCGCGTGCGGCTCGGGTATGCCGATAACGTGCACACCGGACCGTGCGGAGAATGGGCGTCCAGTATCGGCCTCAACGGATCGACGACGTGCTTCCCGACGGGATTTCTTGACGCGACGCATTTCTTCGGCGCCGGCACAGGATATCCGGACGGACTGCCCTACAGCCAGTATCCGCACCACTGTAACGAGCATGGGTTCTGTTTCGATGGTCCAGGTATTCAGGTTGAGGCGGTCGAGACGCAGACGCATGTGCCCGAACCGGCCTCGTTCATGATGTTGGGCGCGGGTCTGTTCGGGCTCGTAGCCGTGGTGCGGCGCCGTGCGTGACCACCGAAGAAACGACCGTCGCGTGGATCATCATCGATATCGTGCTTGTCAGCGTGTTGCTGGCCGCGTCGTTCACGTCGTATTTTCCGTTTGCCGAGGTTGATGCTGTGGTGCCGATGCCGAATCGAAAAGCGACTGTTTCGTTTCTCGCTGAACGCCATCCGGAGGCGTTCCCTCAGAACGACCGGAACGACGAGGCGCGACTGGCGTTTCTGCGCGGCACGGTGATTCCCACGCTGAATCTGACCGACGATGGCAACTGGGGTCTTGTCACGAAACAGCACGGCAAGGTGCCGTGCGACGTGATGATGTGGCGGCCCTCGCGCGAAATCGTCGACTGCCTGACCGGCACCGGCGCGACCTGGTTGACGTTCAGCGAACCGCCGCCCGATGAGTGGCAGTGGACGTCGGTGGACGTCGAACCGCCGGACCCGACGACGCCGCCGCCACAGCCGCCGCACACCGGCGGCGACCCCTACAGCGACGAACAGGTGCTCGGCTTCACGGACGACGCCTACGCGGCGTATACGTCGGTCGGCGTGACGCCGGACAGAGCCGCGGCGGTGTGGATCGGCCGGATGCAGTTCGACGCCCGTGATATTGGCTACGCGAAGGCCCGCGAGAAACAACTGCGGGCGCTCAAGGACGCGCTCGGTGCGTGAGTCCGACCGAAGAGGACCGCTCCGAGCGGTCTCTAGTGTCTGCGGGGCACCGACGCATCAACGCGATGTGGGAAACCACGCAGGCATTAATCGCGCTCAGCGGCGTGGGGACCGTGCTGTTCGTGTCGGCCTTGCTCGCGTTGCTGATGAGAAAAGGCGACGTCACCGATCGGCAGGCGGCCGTCGCGGCGACGGCGTTCATGCTGCTTTCGAATCTCGGCTCGCTCATCATCGGGTTTTATTTCGGCCGGACGAACCACACGCGCGTCGGCGGCGTTCCAGCGGTGAAATCGGATATGGAGCGATGAGGTTCCCCGCATGATTGCCCTGATCGTGATGTTGATGATCGTCGGCGTCTGCCTGTATCTCGTCGAAGCCTACGTGCCGATGGACCCGGCGATTAAGACCGTGATTCGCGTCGTGGTCGTGCTTTGCCTCGTGCTTTTTTTGCTACGCGCGTTCGGAATTGCCGATTTCCCGGTGCCGAGGGCAAGATGATTTCAACGATGTACGGCAACACGGCGACCCTGACGAGCGCGGTTCCGATCCATCCCCATTCTCAGCGACGCTCAGAACTCACCGACCAGCGCAACGCGCTCGAAGCCTACCTACTCTCGAAGGTCAGAGCGCGCGACTGGCACGCAGTGCAGGACGCGGGTAGCGATATCCGAGAAATCGACGCACGACTCGATGAACTGGGCCGGTCGTGACGCCTTCGGGCCTGCCACGCACCTCAGATGAGACGTGGCGGGACCGATTTAAAGCAGAATTCGAGAAATTTGTCGAGGACAAGCACAAACGCACGAATGACCGCATCGACGACTGTGAACGCGCGCACGAACGACTCGACGAAACACTCCGCACGAATTACGTCTCGAAAGAATCCTTGAAATACCAACTAGAGAACATCAACGACCGTTACGAGCCGATTCGCTCGTCGTCGGTGTGGCTCATGCGGATTATTGTGGGGGGATTCCTCGCCGCGCTGGCACAATACGTGTATGTCCACGCGAAATGATTAATATTGCTCACGATTTACCGCCACGGTGGGTGATTCTGCTGGTAGGGATTCTTGGCGCACTGACCGCTTACTACTGGGCCTGGCAATTTTTACAAAGGTTCACATGAAGGCTGTCCCGTTCGGCCCGATGCGCGTGCGAAGCGATGAAGACGCGAAACTGCTGTTCGAGGAGCTGCAGAAGCCCCCGGCGGGCGTGAATGGGCGCGGCCTGAAACTGCAGCACATCACGTTGAGCATCGTGCCGGCTAGAGAGAAGCCGAGTAAGAAACCGAAGGTCGCGTTCCATCTGTTCTGGGGCGATTGGTCAGGGATTTCGTTCTATGGCTGAGCACAGCGTCAAGGAACGGATGCGCGCCGCGCTCGGGCCAGAGGTGACGGCACATGTCGCCGCGCTGACCGCGATGGTGCAGGCGACGGTGCCAGCCGTGAACGAACTGCTCGACCGCATGAAATTCATTGAATCTGAAGTCTCCCGCGTTGAAGACACCCTCTCGGCCGCCATCGCGGAACTCGCGCAGCGCACGGATACCCGGTGACCGAAAAAGACTTCATCCAACTGGCCCGCGACCGCTTCGACCAGGCCGAAGACGCCACGCACGACCAGCGCCAGCGCGAAAAAGACGACCTCGCGTTCTACGCAGGCGAGCAATGGGACGCTGAGCAGAAAACCGCCCGCGCCGGGATGATGGCGAGCAACGGTCTGCCGCCGGTGCCCGCGCGTCCGACGCTGACGATCAATAAAGTTCGCGAGCCGGTGCGGCAGGTGCTCAACAGCGAGGAGCAGAGCGATTTCACCATCGAAATCGTCGCCGCGGATGATTTCGGTACGCTCGTCGAGAACAGCGAAGACAACGAAACCGAAATCGAACTACGCGAAGGGCTGCTGCGCCGAATTCAGCGCACGCCGGAAGCCGAAGACGCGCGCATGTGGGCGGGCTCGCGCGCCGCGGAGTGCGGAACCGGCTGGTATCGCGTGATGACGCGGTTCGTGCCCGGGAAGACCTGGGACAAGGAAATCTACGTCGAGCGGATTTTCAACCAGTCGAGCGTGTCACCTGACCCGGCGCACGAACAGCCCGACGGCAGCGACGTTGAGTGGCTGTTCGATGGCGTCGACATGCCGATCGATCGCTACGAGGCCGAATTCGGGAAGCGCGACGACAAGGCGCGACGCATCGTCAGGGCCGGCATGAGCGAGAACACCGACGAATGGCGCGCCCTCGGCGAAGAGGCGCCGAAATGGTTCAAGACCGAAGGGAAGACGCGGTCGGTCCGCGTGATGAACTACTGGTACACCGAGCGCGAGACAAAAACGCTCTGCCTGCTCGAAGACGGCTCGTCGGTCTGGGAAGACGAACTACCAGCCGACACGAAGGTTCCCGCCGAGCGCAAGCGCGAGGTCGTCGAGAAGCGCATCAAGTGGGCCAAGATGGACGGCTTGCACCGGCTCGACGAGGCGGACTGGGAAGGCCCGGACATGCCCTACGTGAAGGTGCTCGGCGAAGAACTCCACCCCTACGACCAGGACCGTCGCATCGAGGGCATGGTGCGCCCGATGCGCGACGCCGGGAAAGCGTTCAACTCGCTGGCGTCGAAATTCATCGAAACCGTTGGGCTCTCGCCGATTCCGACCGTGATGCTGGAGGAGGGCACCGACGGCCCCTACAAGGCCTGGTGGCAACTCGCCGCGACGCGCACGCTGCCGTATCTGCTCTACAAGTCGACGAATCTCGAAGGCGTGAAAGCCAACCCGCCGATGACGGTGCCGCGGGAGACGCAGATCCAGGAAATCGCGATGGGCCTGCAGGTCTTCGACGAAGCGATCAAGTCGACGACTGGCGTGCCTGAGTCGAACATGGGGCACCAAGATCCGACGGTGAAGTCGGGCAAGATGGTGCAGGCGCTCATCGCGCAGTCGCAGCTCGGCACGTCGCATTTCATGAACGGCCTGCGGCGTTCGATGCGCTACGAGGGCCAGATCGAGAACAACCTGCTGTATCCGATCTACGGCACGAGGCCCGGGCGCCTCGCGCGCATCGTGACCGGCGACGGCGAGTCGCTGACCGTGCCGATCGGACAGCCGCAGAACGGCCAGCCGCAGCCGACACAGAAGCGCTACCAGCTCACGCCGGAAGCGAATTTCAACGTCGTCGTGAAGGTCGTCAAGAACGCCGGCACGTTGCGCGAGCAGGAAACGAACATGATGGGCAGCATCATCGAAGCCGCCCCGCCGCTGATGTCGGTCCTTGGCGATCTGTTCTTCAAGAATCAGGACGGACCAGGGCACAAGGAAGCGGCCGAGCGGATGAAAGTCATGCTCGACCCAAAGGTGCAGATGCTCTTGGCTCAGAAGGCGCAGGGCGGCCCGCAGATTCCGCCACAGGTGCTCGCCGAACAGGCGCAGATGAAGCAGCAACTCGACGACGCGCATCAGTTGTTGCAGAAAGCGGCCGGCGAACTCCAGAGCAAGCAGGCCGAGAACGACACGAAAATTCGCATCGCGCAGATGGAACTCGAATCGAAAGAGCGCATCGCGCAGGCCGATCGGGAAACGAAACTCGCCGTCGCGGAACTCGGCGCGAAGGTCGACCGGCTGACGCTGTTCCTCGAAGAGCGCGCCCGGCTCGGTGTGCAGGACCACGAGGCCCACCAGGCGAACGTCGACCGCGCGCACGACGTCGCGATGGCGGCGCAGGGGCATCAGCAGGCGATGCAGGCGGGCGAGGCTCAGGCTGGCGTGGCGGCCGGTCAGCAGGCCGCGCAGCAGTCGCACGAGGCGACGCAGCAGGCCGTTCAGCAGGGGCACGAGGCTGAGCAGGCCAGGATGGCGCAGGAAGCCTCCGAACAGGCTTCTGTTGACAACGCAGGCGCGTAAGCACAGACTAGGCCATCCTTGGACACCGAAATCGTCAGCGCTGACGCTACAACACCGGCACCAGAGCCGTCGTTTGCCGAGCATGAGGCCGCGTTCTCGAACCGGCCGAAGCTCGTAGATGCTCGCCAGCCAGTTGATGCGCCGAACGGTTCGCCTGAGGTGCCAGCCTTGGAGTCCGGTTCTGATGCGGCTGGCGAGCGCGACCCGCAAGGTCGCTACCGGCAGCGCGCGAAGACGCAGCAGGCCACGGTCGACGATGTGCCGACCATCTCGGCGCTGACGAAGGAATACCACGACGCGCTGACCGATGCCGGCTTCACCGTCGAGAAGAAACCGGGCGAATCCGACCGCGTGCACGGCGTGCGCGTGCGGGCCGAACTCGCGAAAGCGCTCCGCGACCTCAAGAAATCACCACCTCCTGCGGCACCGACTGTCCCATTCCAGTCTGCGCCGATTGCACCGTCGTCACGCCCGAACGGTGGAGACTCGGGCGCTCTCGACCTCCCGGCGGATTTCCCGGCGCGCCCGAAACCGGACGATTTCGCTGATTACACCGATTTCGTCGAGGCGCTGTCGCGATGGAACGCCGAAGCGACCTACGTGAAGCAGGACCGCGCCCGCGAGCAGCGCACGCAGGCGCAGGCGTTTGCGTCCAGCGTGCAGATGCGCTTCACCGACGCGAAGCAGCGCTACGCCGATTTCGAAGCCGTCGTGCTGAATCCGCAGGCACAGAGCCCGATTCCGCGTGGCAGCGTGATCGAGCGGTTTACGTTCAAACATGCCACCGGGCCGGATGTGGCGTATCATTTCTTCAAACATCCGAACGAAGTCGCCGCGATCCATGCACTGCCGGACGCCGACGACCAGATCGCCGAACTCACGTTGCTGGGGCAACGCCTCACCGCTCCGACGAAGACGCGCGAGCAAGCCGCCACGACCAGATCGGCAGCCGCGCCCGTTACGACACCCATCGTCAAGCCGCCTAATCTGGTGCGGACTGGCGTAGTCAAGCCGAGCGACGAGTTGCCCGGAGACGACGCGAGTCTAGCCGAACACGAGAAAGCGTTCGGCGTGCCCAGACGACGTCGGTAGCCGCGCAACGCCTCGGATGAGGCGTGTGTAATGGCGAACACCATCATTACCCCAAGCTGGGTAACGACGGACACGGCAGTCAATTTCAAAAATTCGATGAAATTGATCGGTCTGTTCGATCGCAGTTGGGACGATTCCTGGGAAAACAAGCCGGGCGGCGCGCAGATCGGCTACACGGTGCAGGCGCGCATTCAGCAGCGCTTCGAGACGGTTGAGGGTCAAGGGCTTCAAGTCCAGAGCATCCTCAATCAGACCGTGCCGATTTCCATCAATCACTACTTCCAGACCGCGATGACGTGGTCGGTGCTCGAAGCGACCCTTGAAATCGAGAAGGTGCAAGAGCGCTACACCAAACCGGCCGGCGTGTCCCATGCAAATAAATGGGACGCGATTGCTGGTGAAGAGGTCTACCGTCAGGTCTACTACTCGATCGGGACGCCAGGCGTGCCGCTGTCGAGCGACCAGACGTGGACCGATGGCGTCGCGAAGCTGCACTCCGTCGCGGTGCCGGAAGAACTCTACGCGGTGCTCGACCCGAAGTCGCAGTCCGCGATCATGAACACGAATTTCACCTTATTCGGACCGAAATATCAGCAGATGTTCAACAGCGGCCAGTTCTCCGGTCCGGCGCTGGGCATCGACGAATGGTATTGGGACCCGAATCTGCCGATGTTCACGAGCGGCACGTTCACGTCGAGCACGCCGGCCATCAACGGCGGGAACCAGACCGGCTCCACGCTCACGATTGACGGTATGGGCACCTACGCGCTCAAGGCCGGGAACGTGTTCACCATCGACGGCGTCTACGCGCTGAATCCGATCAGTTACGTTGATACCGGCGATCTCCAACAGTTCTCGCTGCAGGCCGATGTCTCTGGCTCGTCCACGGCGACGCTGACGTTCGCCCCGCCGATCATCACGTCCGGACCGCTGCGGAACGTCACGAACTCGCCGGCCGACAACGCCGCGATTCTGTTCCTGGGCGCAACGGGCACCGTCTCGGCGACGATGGCGGCGACGCGCTCGAAGCAGTCGTTGCTGTTCAACCCGGGCGCGTTTGCGTTCGTGATGGCCGACCTCGAATCGCCGCTGCCGGGCGCGGATTCGTCGCGGAAATCCGACCGTGAGGCCGGGATTTCGATGCGCTGGGTGACGCAATACAACATCCAGACGAACCAGATTCCGCGGCGTGTCGAT